GGTCTGAATCTGGTCCCATACCGGTGTAAAATGACACGGCTCTAAACCACTGCGCCCACTCCGTGATTCTCTCGGGGCGGTGCAGTGGTTTTCAATTTCCGGATTTTGCGGCTTTTACGCGAAACAGTACTTAAAAATGGCCACTACAGCCCATACTCATGATATGAGCCGTAATGGCCATCAGCCTTAGAGCTGAGATGCGTCACTCAGTAGGAAAGTAGTAGTAGCCCAGTATTACGTCCAGAATTTTTGAGACGTTGAACTGGATAAGGTCCGTATGGAATCCACCTTTTGAGTCTCCGCAGAACATCAGTTCCTCTTGTTCGCGGGAATGCAATACTTCTGCTCGAACGAACAACTCTATGTGAATATCGTCAAGGGGATAGGATATTACTGCCACAATTCGTCTCATGCGGTATGTGAACGGTACATTTTTGCTGCTAGATTTCCTGGATGGAACTGGCTGAAGATACACAGCGGGTTCCGGCAAATATAAATTGCCGTCAAACTCTTCAACCAGTTCGCACAAAGCTTCCATCATGTCTTCTTGCGCAAAATCTTCGGCACGGCGTTGTAAGCTGCGCAACCTCTGTTCTAAATTCTTGTCTAAATCCATAATAAAAACTGTTAATTTAATCTTCGTCTGATTCCGGCATATAAACCTGTATTTCTTTAATTTCTCCGCAAGCGAATACTTGTTGAACATACAGCTTCATGTCCTCGTTGATGGTGACCAGCAACAGGTATGGGTCATCTGGTCCATTGTTGATAACACCAGGGCATTTTTTAATAAGCATCATGTGGTCGTCCGAACCCATTTCAGCATCATAGCCCCAGAATTCGCACCAGGTGTTCTCATACGGTCCGGGAACATCCGGTATGTCATCTGTTACATTGATGTGGAATGCAAAGTTGATTCCATACTCGCGCAGAACCTTAGCCGCGTCGGTCAATTCGAATACTTCGCTCGGTGTCATCCAGTTGAGACCCAAGCACTTAAAACGTTTTTCTTCCATAATAAATCTTAATTTTAAACTGTTAATAAACAATAATATCTTCTTATTTATATAGCTAAATTAATATAAATATTTTAATTAGAAAACCGTATTGAGTTAAAAAATGTTAACTGTACGTAAAAAATTTTAGGCCCAGCTGAGTCTTGGCCCGGAAAAACAAAATGTCTGTTAACACTTTTTAACTTAAAGCGGTTTTCTATATGAAAAATTTATATTAATTTAGCTATATAAAATAAAGGGTATAACAGCATATATTAACAGATTAAAAACCAAACAGTTATGATTGACAATCGGATTATTAGCATGGCATTTTCATGCCCAGTTCAGAAATTCTTCCAGGCCTATTTTGGCAAGGAAAATGTAACAGACCAGGAGATTCTTGGTGCAGAAGCATTTTGGAACGGCGGTCGTTTGCTAACAGCCAAAGAACTGAATTCAATTCTCGTTGAAGACCAGTGGGTTGAATGTTATGATATTAGCGAACAACCGAACGGAACCACCACTCTTGGCCTCACGTTTATTCTCAGCAATTATAAGACCGGACAATTCGAGTGTGATTGCTCAGATTTCGCTAAGTTTTTACAGGACCTTTATAAATTAGCAAGACAACAGTGATGAAAAACAGAGATTTTTTGGCATTATTTCCGCTATTAAACCAGCTTAAGGAACAGAAACACGTCTGGGTGAAAGTTGCGCAGATTAATGTGTTTAAGTCGTTCTGCGATATGGTCGGTTTAAACGCACAAGGCGGAAGCCTTTCGGAAGATGCAACCATGCAACTTATTTACATAGATTGACCTGCAAAATGGTACAGCATTAAAGCCTTGAACGCACTCCGCGATTCTCTCGGGGGCGTGCAGGGCTTTTGGCTTTCCGGATTTTAGCTGCAAAAAATCTGCACAGCATTGCAAATATAATTGCAAACTACTGCTGTTATGCGGAAGCCAAGCGGTTACCTATGCTGAGAATACCGTGTTGTTGCAATGCCGCTCAAGGCGGGTAAACAGAAAGGCTTTAAAACTGTAAAACCTCTCTGTTTAATTTCGATTATTCGTCAGGTATTTATACAGCTAAATTCTTGTCTAATTCCATAATTTTTACAGTTTATATGTTACAAAACATTCCTCGATTTCAATCTCGAGTTCCTCGGAGTCAATTCCGTCTTCATTCATGCTTTCCTCAAATTCATCTGCGGCTTTATTAGCCAGTTCTTCACTTGCATATACACCGTAAATCTCGCGAGGAGGACGGAAATAGGTTTGATTCAGATATGAAACAACCCAAACTTTTTCTAGTTGATTTGCCATAATAAATCTCGGTTTTAATCTGTTATTAAACGTTAATATCTTCTTATTTATATAGCTAAATTAATATAATTTTTTTATATAGAAAACCGTTTCATGTTAAATGATGTTAACTGTAATTACACTTTTCCGAAATGGCGCGGGATAAATCGAACGGAAAAACTCCGGAGTTCTCCTGGGCCGGTGCAGGGCCTGCTGAAATCTGAAAAAAGTCTGCAAAAAGTCTGCACGGCTTTAATGCACTATATATATTTCTCAGTAATAATACGGTTGCACTACTGTGATTTTCAGTTCAACTTCCACCGCACTATGACAGAAAAGTTTTAAACCTGTTAACAAATTTTAACCCATTGCGGTTTTTAATTAAAAATAAAAGTATTAATTTTGTATATATAAAAATAGAATATAACGGCTTATATTAACAGATTAAAAACTAAAAGATTATGGCAAATCAACAAGACATTAACGGGATTATTAACGCTATTAAATCATATATGAACACGTTAAATTCCATTTGTGACGCTGAACAAAAACAAGAAGTATTACTGGACTTGGCCAGTGATTTATTTAACGACGTACTGATGCCGAATAAACCCTATAAAGGAACGGTTTGGGTCGTGTATTTCACCAATCCATATAATTCTCCAGAAACGGAAATTTACGGTTGTTATTCCAGTGAATCTGCAGCAAATAAAGCCGAAGCGGAACTGGAACAACAAATAACCGAGAATGGTTATGATAATGTACAAATCTTGACGGTAAGTTATTCGGTACTGGATTAAAACGGTAAATCATAAATCCGGTTTATAACGGTCTATATTTATAGGTCGTAAACCGGGTTAGTCCAAAAATGGTACCGCTTGAAAGCTGTGTGGAGAAACGGGAGTTCTCCCGGGGCGGTGCAGCTAAAAGCCAGTGCGGGATTTTGGCTCGGCAGCAAAATTGCGGCACTGTTATGGTGCTTTTATAATACAATTTTAACATTGTTTAGATATTAATATATTATTATTTTGCATTTATTAGTGAAAAAAATTTTTTTATATTAAATTTTTATATTAATTTTGTATATGTTAAAAAAGAGGAAAATCGATTTTAACATTTATTAACAATTATTATTAATTTTAACAATTTTTAGTTATGGCAAAAAAAATTAGTGTTTCACGTTCTTTCACATTTAAAGCTTATAAAAGCGAAAAAGGTGAAATTACGTTAGAGAGTGTTAATGCAAAAAAGTGTGAATTTATGTTTAAAAGTGCTTGTCATTATTATGCCGAGAAGTATATTTTAGACTTCATTAACGATAATTTTGACATTGCAAAAAAATGCAAATTTGCAATTTTTAAGGTTTATGACCAAGATTTAACGAATGCTAAGGATTTCGAAATTGAGCAAATTTATGTTAAAAACGATAAAATTTGCATTGATTAACGTTTATTAACGACTCTTCACATTGTTAAAAAATGTTAGTGGCCTAAAAACCGCTAACATTTTTTTGCATTTAGAATTCCTAAAAAAGGTTAATATTATTTGCATTTAAGGATAATTTTCGCCAAAATTTTTGTAAACCTTAACACTTGGTTGGAAGGTTGTTAAAATTTGTTAAAAAATAGGCTTTAAGGTTAATAAGTTGCAAAAAATTGTTAAAATTAAAAGCCTAAAAAATGTTAGGCCCCGTTAATAAAAGTTAACAGCCTTCCCCCTATATAGTCAATGCCAGGCTCAAATCTATGAGCAATTGGCTTAGACGAATTTATGTCGAGGCCATTAGATTAAATAGGTTTTTACGGCACCGAGGATATAAATTTTTTGCAAAATAGGATTGAAAGGTTCACCGAAATCCTGCTGAGAAACAATAGAAACAAAGTAAACTATTCCCTATATATATTATATATAAAATCCCTTTTTCTAAAATCTCTACAGTATTTCTGATATAATGAATTAAATATTATAAACCCCTCTATAGGAAAATATTGTTTATATTGTTTACGAGTATATAATGAATTGATTTTCAATCACTTAGATATAAACAATGAGTTGTTTATTATTGTTTATCGTGTTTCCGCTCATAATTTTTAGCCAATCAGGCCACTCAGTTCGATTTGAAAACAGTTTTTAACATTATTTAACTCAAAAAATTTTTTTATTTCAGCTTTTTTATGTACTTTTGCATATCACATTAAAATTCATAGCCACATGAGAAAAGAACTATCTTTAAATACTCAACTTACAAGCGTGAGAGAAGCTATCAGCTTACTAAAGCAACTAGTTTCCAATGCTTCAATTCTCGACCTTACCTACGAAGGCTCCCGAGCCCACTCACTTCAACAGCTAATATACTCTTTGCGCGACATACAATACCGCCTCCGTGGGCTAAAGCACAAAGTTGCAAGGTCTTCACAAGAGCGCAAATTAAGTATTGATGAAATCTGTGACTTTCTCAACAGCGAATTAAGCCTCTCATACACTTTCGAGGACGAAAACGAAGAGCAATACATTATTGGATTGCAACACGCCCAGGATTTACTAAAAAATGTACAAAGGTACATACACATGAAGCCCACAATCGAAGACAAACAAGAAGAGGCAGATAGAGCTGTTGTAGACAAGTATGTACTTGCATTAAAGGCTCACAATTTTCCTGTTTTGACTAAGAGTCAGTGCGATATTCTTCATAACAGGCTATTACAAGAATTGGAAATTCAACAAAATGAACTGTTTTAAACTATTAGGTCATGTCAAGAAAAGATAAAATTGCCAACGAGATACTCGATTTGTTGCCCGACAGCCATAAACTCCTTGGAACCGAAGGTATGGAGGTAAGAAAAGCTATAGCTGAGGAAAAAGCGACAGATATTCACGAGCGCAAAACTGCGAAGGAACTTGCGCGTGCGCGCCTTAATATTCAAAGAGAACAGGAGTCAGAGGCAGCCAAAAAAGCCGTAAAAGAGCTCAAAGAGCGTAAAGAGCAAGCACGTGAAGAGGCTTTGCAGGAACTTGAGCGTCAAGACGATTCTATAACTGCTGTCGAGGCCATCGAGATTGGTAATAAAGTGGCCCAGCAGCATGGAATGCCAACGCTCGATATGGCTTCGAATGTAGCAAAGTCGATTATGGCCTCTCAAGGCACCACACGGCCCGAGGTCGTGAGGTTGTTAACTCAGCTGAACGTCAACCTTAACCTTCAGCTGACTAAAACTGACACGGCTAACCTCCTTGCATGCTTATTAACGGCAAATGAGAACCAGCTCAATGCCATATATAAGAACAAAAAGGTACCTGTTGCAATCAAAACAGTCATAAAGCGACTTCTCGATGATGCCAAATTGGGCAATATCGAAACGGTTGAGAAGCTATGGGACCGTATTTTCGGTAAAGCGGGCATGATGCTGAACCTACCAGAGCAGACCCAACAGATGACAGGCATCATACCCAACACGCCCGTGTCACGAGAGGCCTATATTGTCATAAGGGACACCTTGCTTAGATAAACGTGGGCGTGCGCGCGTACATTATATAATATATAAAACCATAGAATATGCCTAATATTGATGTACATACCAAACCGACTAACCCTGCAAAGAGAACGCTCTCAGAAATGCAGGAACAGGTCGTTTCGGCTGAGAATCTTAAGCCACAACAGGTGAATGCGCTCGAGCTTCTGCGTCTTGAGATGCTCACGTCGTTTGAGAAATACACGAAAGCCATGTTTAAGGCTCAGTATAAGCGTTCGTTTATAGTTGCTGAGCACCATAAGCACATCTTCAAGGCTTTGCAGGATGTCGTGGATGGCAAGTGCCGGCGTCTTATCATCAACATGCCACCTCGATATGGTAAGACCGAAACAGCTATTAAGTCATTCATAAGTTGGTGCTTCGCCTTGAACCCGAAATGCCGATTCCTGCATCTGTCGTACTCAGATTTGTTGGTGAAAGACAATTCTGACACCATCCGGGGCATCATGAAAGAAGAATTGTACAAGTCATTGTTTCCAAAGTCCGCGCTCGAGTCCGATAAATCGTCTACGACGAGGTGGAAAACTGCTGCAGGTGGAGAGCTCTACGCTGTTTCGACTCAGGGCCAGGTAACAGGTTTTGGTGCCGGTAATGTTGATATATCAGAAGACGAGCTCACGCGTATGACTTCAGCGGGCGATATTCTTAGCTTTGATGATAATATCAACAACGTGCTTGAAAGCATTGGTGCTCGGTCCAACGTGTTCCAAGGTGCAATCCTGATTGACGACCCTATGAAGCCAGAAGATGCCGATTCGGATGTTATTCGAGAGCGTATTAACCTACGATTTGAGAACACCATTCGTAACCGTACCAACTCGCGTAACACACCTATTATCATAATCATGCAGAGGCTTCACGAGCATGACCTCTGCGGGTATTTGCAGGAAATCGAGCCAGAAGAATGGACTGTGCTGTCGCTTCCTGCTATTCAGGTTGACCAGGAAACAGGCGAGGAACACGCTCTTTGGCCTATGAAGCATACACTCGAAGAGCTTCACAAGATGCGCGAAATTAACCCGCTTGTGTTTGATACACAGTATATGCAGGACCCGACGCCTCGAGAAGGTCTTATGTATGCAGATGGCTTCAGAACGTATAACCGAGAGCAGTTACCTACAGGCTCTGCGGCCATGAAGAAGTGGAACTACACAGATACGGCTGATACCGGTGCTGATAGCTTGTGCTCGATATGCTTTATAGACACGCCGGAGTTCATCTATGTGACCGATGTGCTGTTTACAGATGCTCCGATGGAAACAACTGAGACTCAAACCGCAGAACTGCTCACAAGGAACCAAACTGTGTACAGCCTCGTTGAGTCGAATAACGGTGGTCGGGCGTTTTCACGCAACGTTAAGCGCATACTTAGAGCCACGATGCGTAATTTTAGGGTTGCAGTCATGGCATTTACACAAACGCAAAACAAGGCATCAAGGATTTATGCCAATTCTGCATGCTGTATGAACGATATTCTGTTCCCTGAGGGCTGGGACCGCAAATGGCCTAAATTTTACACAGCTCTGATGAGTTATCGTAAAGATAACAAGAAAAAACAGCACGATGATGCCCCAGATTGCCTTACCGGGGTATACGAAATGCATTCGAAAAAGAATCGTAGTAGAAAAATTGTCCGTAGAAATTAAATTTTTAGTGTGTTAACATTTTTTAACATTAAAAATTTTTTTATACCAGCAATTATGTGTAAATTTGCAATGAAAAATAAAGTTATCCGCACAAGACACTTAGCTAAGGGACGCAAAGTCGTTAAGTTGCACATTTACTAACATCTTAAAAACGTTTTTATTATGGGATTAAATTGTGGATGCCCTGCTGGCGCGCACCTCGCCGACCTTGAAATCGCCGAGTGCAAAGAGAGTCTTGGGCAGATTCAGAAAATCATCATCCAGCGCCGCTATGGAACGTCAGGTGCTCTGAACTACATCACCGAGGCGAATATCAAGTCCAAGGCCGCTATGGCTGCACTTGCTGCTGCTGCAGATGGCACGAAGATTATCATCTCGCCTTATATCCAGAACCCCACCACTACTCCCGGTGAGGCCCGCACATTCGGCGGTGGTAACCAGACGCTCGGAGGCGTCGAGATTGTTATTGGTCGTGAGCCGACTACATTCGAAGGCGTCATCTATCAGGAGCTCCAGTCGACAATCAAGACACTCAAGGAGTATTCTTGCGAGGAGATTGGCGTGTACCTCATCGATGAGAATGGCAACATTGGTGCCATTTACTCCGACAGCATTAACACTGGAGGTAGCACGGCTGCAGCAGGCTATATGCCTATTCCTATCCGTTCGTTCTTCGTGGGCGATAAGAACCTTGGTGGATATGAGGAGCCCGATAGCAACTCTATCCGTTGGAGCTTCTTGCCCAACTGGTCAGATGACCTGAAGATTGTCAAGCAGTCAGACATGGATTACAATCCGCTGACAGACCTTGTTAACGTAGCAAGTGCATAAGCCATGGCCCGCGTTAAGAAACAACCTACAGTAACCTTAATCACCGCCTCAGGTTTAAAACAGGCTTTCAGCATCCAGCATGCTGAGCGCCTGTTAGACCTCGGGCCACTGAAGAACGGTGGTTGGATGATTGACCCTGACAGCGACTATTGGTACGACGAAGAAAATGGCATTAGACTTAAGCCAAATAAAGGAAATTCTGGAAAGGCCTAAGAAAGCTCAGACCATACGGCGAGCAGACCTTTTACAGAAGCGTCTCAGATTCCATACTGAGACCAATATTTCCATATTTGACGTTAACGTCCCCGCCATCAACTTCCTCGATTGGGTAAAATCACTGCTGCCCAAAGACAAATATAATATCTTTGTACAGCTGTTCAAATACCCATTACCTACTTCCGCTGTCGTAGAAGACGTTTATCGCGAGTTAGAGCGTGTATTCTACAGCCGCAACAGCTCTTCCTCTTATCAGTTTTCAAACACTGAGCTTGAAGAAGACTGGGCGAACTATAGAATCAGCAATCTGCACGAGCCCGAAGTCTGGAAAACAGAGGGCTGGAAAAAGATGCAAGTATCGCCTAATAGCATTCTCGTAGTAGACTTGCCCGTTGAGCAAAACTCATTCCGGCCCGAGCCCTACTTCTATTGGTTAGAAATAACCGATGTGATTGACTACGAGACATGTGACGGTGTATGCTTACACTGGGTAATGTTCAGACAACCTGAGAACAAAATTGCCGTTTTCGATGATACCTACATGCGTGTTTATCAGCTTGACGACGATAAGCTTAAAATTAAGTCACTTGTTTCTCAGGTAGAGCACGGCCTTGGATTCTGTCCAGCTCGATTCTTCTGGTCAACTCAGTTAAATGAGAAGTTGCCCGACCTGAAGAAAAATCCTATTGCTAAGGAGCTTAGCAATTTGGATTGGTACCTGTTCTTTGCTCTGTCGAAGCAGCATTTAGACTTGTACGCACCTTACCCCATTTACAGCGCTTATGAGGCTGACTGTAACTTTGAAAACAACGAAACAGGTGATTACTGCGACGGAGGTTTTCTTAGAAATGAGAAAGGCGAATACAAGTTGCTGCCAGACGGAACCTATGAAAGATGCCCTATCTGCAGCTCCAAGCGTATCACTGGACCCGGTTCATTTGTCGAAGTGCCTATACCAAATCAGGCAGAAGGCGTAGCAGATATGAGGAATCCTGTTAGCATCACCACAGTTGACAAGGATTCCCTCGCGTACAACGTTCAAGAGTGTGAGCGCTTACGAGATGATATTATCATTTCCGTAGTCGGCTCAGGGGGTACGGTTAGTGAGAAAGAAGCCATCAACGAAACCCAGGTGGCCGCTAACTTTGAAAGTAAGACATCTGTTCTTAATAGCTTAAAAACTAATTTTGAACAGGCTCAGAAATTCGTGGAAGACACGATATGCAAATTACGCTATGGCGAAGAGTTCATTTCATCGTCAATCAGCTGGGGCACTGAGTTTTATGTCTTTACGGTCAAGGAGCTCTACGCTAAGTATGAGCTAGCAAAAAAGAATGGTATGTCTGAAGCAGAGCTTGATGCAATCGTGCAACAGATTATTGAGGTAGAATACCGAAACAATCCGCAAGTACTGCAGCGCATGCTTATCCTTAAGCAGCTTGAACCGTACCCTCACAAAACACTCGACGAAGTACTCAGGTTAGCAGACAAAGGCTTACTTGACCCGAAGAAAGTTATTCTTAAGCTCAATTTCAGCAGCTATATCGACCGCTTCGAGCGCGAGAATATCAACATTATAACATTTGGTATAAACAAATCGCTCAAAGACAAAATATCAATTATTAATAAAAAGCTATTAGATTATGTCACAGAAGACCAAAAAGCAGCTTCAGACCCAGTTGGACCAACTGACCAAGGAGAAGGAAGAACTGATGGCAGCAAAGAAGGCCAACAGCAAAACCTTCAGCCAGGAACAGCAGCAGAGGCTTAACGAGGTCACCGAGGCTATCGTTGATTTAGAAGAGCAGATTGAGCTTGCAGGTGAAGAACCCGAAACTTCCGAGAAACCAGCTTTCGAGGTGCCTAAGGGTACTGAGAATATGGTCCACTTGATGCTTGCTCAAGGCAATCGTTTTGACCCTAAGACCGGCAAGGAAATCAACTTTCCTAACCGCCAGTCCTTCACCTACGGAGAGTGGCAACTCTTCAAGAAGAACTTTAAGCTGCTCGGCTACACCATCACCGAGGTATTGCATGACCCCTATGGCGAGGCCGAGGCATTGTTGAACCAGTAAAACTTTACCAAAGTCATGTTAACAGTAGAAATGCTTCAGCAGAACACTCAGCTCTCAGGTCTAACTGTAGAACAGTTTAAGGCCATTGCTGAGATGTCGCAGAATGACGAAAACACAGTCATTGGCACTAAGATTGGTGCTTTGCACGGCCAGTATGACAATGACATTCTCTCTATTACAGGTGTGGCTAAGAATGCAGGTGAGAAGAGCTATGATTATCTCAAGCGAGTTCTCAACTCATACAAAGCTGACCACGATTCGCTTAAGGAGACCAAGACGAAGCTTACAAATGCTGAGGCTAAGGTCACTAAGCTTGAGAAGCAGATTGCGGACGGCACTCAGGACGAGTCTATTAAGCAACAGCTTAAGGATGCTCGCACTCAGGTCACTCAGCTTCAGAATCAGTTGAGCACCAAGCAGAAGGAGTTCGATGACAAGAAGCGTGAACTTGAGACACAGCTTCAGACAACCCATGTTGACTATGCTTTTGCATCGGCTATCGCCGGTATGAAGTTTAAGGCCAACATTCCTGAAGGCATCCAGAAAACTCTCCTTAGTGCCGCTAAGGACGAGGTGCTTCGTCGTGGTACACCTGAGTTCCAGCAGATGGCCGATGGCAGTCAGAGGCTTGTATTCCGCGGCGCAGACGGTAACGTGCTGAACAATCCGAGTAACAACCTCAATCCTTATACTTTCCAAGAGCTTATCATGGAAACGTCAATTAAGGATGTGATTGATACTGGTAAGCAGCAGCCCGGCACTGGTACCAAGCCCGGCAGTCAGCAACAACCTGGTAGTTCTTCTGCAATTGATTTGTCAGGAGTCAAGACCCAGGTTGAAGCTGACAGAGCCATCGAGGCCTATCTGTTGAACAATGGTTTGACCCGTGATTCCGAAGAGTTTGCTACTCAGCTGGCAACTCTTCGTGGCGAGAACAATGTTTCCGAGCTTCCTATTAGGTAAGAACAAAAAAGGTGTGGTTGTAAAAGGGTAATGCGCCAACATCTAAGAGCATACGTTTAACATTTAAAATAATTTGAGACTATGAGTTTAGTATTGACTCGCATCCAGAACATTCGCGCAAAGTCGAATCTGGATAAGTATGAGTACCGCCCGAGTCGTTACGGCGCATTGGACGCTTTTATCGTCCAGTCAAATGACCCTAATGGCATCTTGACCGAGGAGCTGAAGACCAAGGCCCGTACCTCTATCGGCAACACTCTTGAAACGCCTGTTATCGACTATGATGGAGGCATCACCATCGGTAACACCCGTGAACTGACGATTGCTGATAGTGAAAACACTTCGCGTATGGTCAGCATCACCTTCGCGACCTACGCCTTCGGCTTCACTATCACGCCCGCTATGTACATGAACAACGAAATCGGAATCCAGCGTGACTTCGAGACTAAGTTGATGAAGTACATCTACAAGTTTGCTCAGACCCTCGACGAGGTTGCCCTCGCAAAGCTTGCTGCCGCTAAGACCAATGTCATCAAGAACTCGCTTCTGTATGACAAGACCGGTAATGCCATCAACGCCAAGTGGACCGAGCGCGAGAACATGCTTGGTGACTTGAACGTTATCATGGGTGCTAACGACTTCTACGGTCAGCTCCACATTGTTGGTGATGCAGGTGTTGAGAGCATCATCAAGAAGCTCACGCAGAAGGACCTGTACAACATCGAGAACAAGCGCAATGAGTACAGCGATAAGATTGTGCACTTCACCAATCACATCGCTGCTGCTAATGGCAAGTACGCTCAGGGTTACGCCATCAATTCCGGTTCGCTGGGTATGCTGATTCGCTTCGAGCGTGATTGCTTGCTTGGCACTGTTTCTGGCGACGGCCACGAGTGGGGCATCGCTACTCTGCCTCTGCTCAACATTCCTTGCGGCACCTACTTCTACGATTCTGTTGGCAATTACAGCGCTATTGCTGGTGATGCTACTGCCGATATGGTTCGTACTCGCAAGGAGCACTACGGCTTTGCCGTCGACATCGCATTTATTACTCCGTACAACAGCGTTCCTTCTGGCAGTGGTGCTCTTGCTAGCCCCATTCTCGCCTTCAACGTTTCCAACGAGGGTGCTGCTTACGGTCTTCCCGTTCAGCAGGTTACCACAGAGTAAGAATGGCTGAGTTACACAAAGGCGTTAAAACCTGGTAGCAATTCGTAATTGTTATTGTGGCTTTGGGTACGAGGCGCCTGGGAAACTGGGTGCCTCGTTTCCTTAAAAAGTAGAGACGATGATAAGAGTAAAAGACATAGAAGATAATTTGCTTCATCTTGTAGGGTGGAGGCAGAGCTATGATGCTTCTGATGGCTTACTGTGTGAGTCCCTTACGCAAAGCGAAAGTGGCCTTTATTACCAGGATGCGCATCCTTTGTTAACTCTACAGAATCTGCAGAGCATAGCGCCTGACTTCAAGAACACAACTTATCCTGAGTTCTCGTCAGAGCAGTCGTATGTAAAAGGCACAGTGGTAAAGAGCGAAGGTAAGCTCTACAAGGCACTCAAATATGTGCCTTCTGGTATAGATATTGTCCCAGACTCAGAATATTGGATTGAGACATATCCATTTTCTGAATGGTTAGAGACAAAGACTAAGGCCAGTATCTTAAGAGCTATTAGCCATTATGTGAACGATAGAGCCGCTAAAGGCTCATACAAAGTGCTATGCGAGAAAAAAACATTGTTCGACGGTACCGGTAGAATTTTTGATACTATTAAGAACAAGCAGAATCTTGTAGGTTTTGAGATTGTTCCTGTTAGGTCAAAAGGTGTTACCACTAAAATCAATCGTATTGGTCTTCAGTTTACAGGGATTGGAGCTTATACTATTTTTGTTATGCATTCAAGTTTAACAGAACCGTATTATGCTGAAACCTTTATGAAAACCAAAGCCAATTCAATTGAGTGGTTTACTCCTTCTATCGAGCTGTGTTTGCCTTATGAGACTGATGAGATAGATGCTGGTGGTAGCTGGTATATCTGTTATATGCAGACAGCTTTACCTGCAGGTAGTGAGGCTATTCGTAAGAACCGCGATTGGTCAAAAGGTCCATGTAGCGAGTGTTCAAGGCATGAGCATGAAACGTGGAGAATCTGGTCAAAATACATAGAAATCCATCCATTTTATGTAAACGAAGAGGCTGTTGAGCTTATTCCGCCTTTTGGTCAAGATTTCAACAACGACTATTCGCATAATGCCGTAAAGCCCTATTTATGGGATATTGAGAAGAACGTTTACACCTACGATACAAACTACGGTTTGAACCTTGATGTTTCAGTTTCATGTGATATTACTGATTTCATCATAGCTCAACGCGGTTTGTTCCAAGACTATCTGCAAAAATCATTGGCCGTTGACTTTTTGCGTGAATTTGCTTACAATCCTAATGTGCGAACCAACAGGCATAGCATAAATGCCTCTAAGCCGGATATTCTTTATGAGATTGATGGCGATTCGTCTTCTATGAAGCAGGCAGGCATGAATTACCAGCTCGGGCTTTCACTAAAAGCCCTTGAGGTAAGCACAGAAGGAATGGACCGAGTATGTTTGCCCTGCGTTAATCATGGAATCAAGTACAGAGTAGTATAATGCCCAAATATTTTAATGCATCGATTGGAAACCTCGCCTATAGGCTTAGAAAGTTTAGAGATATTCTCGACGAAGAGCTTAGAGAAGAAATAATGAGGCACGAAGACCTTATTATAGAGATGGTTATACGAGACCAGCTTTACAATAGAGGTATAGAAGGTCGTGGCATTGAAATTATGAGCTATCAGCCGTATACAGCCCGAACTATTCAGATTAAACAGAAAAAAGGACAACCCTACGATAGAGTAACGTTGAATGACACCGGAGAATTCTATGCATCTTTGCACGTTGAATTTGACGAAGGTGGATTTTATATTACTTCTACAGATGATAAGGCTAAATACTTGTTAGCTCGTTATGGTACTACTATTTTCAGGCTTACAGACGAAAATTTAACTGAGCTTATAAGAGATTATATTAAGCCAAGTTTGGCTGAAAAAATGAGAAATAAGCTGCTTTATGAATGAACGCAACGTAAAAATACCAAGAAAGGAAAATCCTGTTATTCTTGACAAGATTATACAGGATATTCAGGACTCTCTGATGAGCAAATTAGAGTGGCTTAACTATGCTTTTGGCAGAGCCTATAAGCTTGTTGAGCATAACAGTGGTGGCAGTAAGTTCATTTATCCAGCAGCCTATATTGGCAATTCAGAGTATGCGTCTCTTTTGCCAAATGACAACTACGGTAATTTCTGCTGGTTTGATATTTATGACCCACAGGAAATTACTCAGGTTGTTCAGTCACTTCCTCAGTTTACATTCAGCGGTGCAATTGTGTTCTGGCTTAACCTTGACACAATTTATGCAGATGCTGAGGCTATGTATACTGAAGAGATTAAAAACGAGATAGTTCAGGTGCTTACAGGTTCTGGCCTTATTAAAAGCGAGGGCCGTCTCACGCTTACTAAAATTTACGAACGCTTTGAGAATATCTACAAGGGCTATGCTCTTGAGAAAATCTACAACACTTATACTTATAAAGGGGAAGATATTCAGAGCATTGACAAACTGTTCTTTATGCACCCCTATGCCGGATTACGATTTGAATTCACTATGACAACTCGAGAATTATGTCAGCGCTATATCAAATAATTATTGTGGCCCTTTTGGCTGCTTTCGTCATTCTGTATCTTGGTAAATCTGGAAACAGAGAAAAGCTGAGAAACTTTTGCGATGAGAACGAGTTAAAGCTTTTTGCTGAGCTCATCGATTGCGATTTTTGCCTTAGCTTTTGGACAGGCCTTGTGTGTTATGTCTTTCTACTTCTTTTTGGAGTATGTGAGCTTAATATATTGGTTCCATTTTGCGCAGCGCCTATTGCCAGGTATTTAGTATGACCTTAAGCAGGAACTCCAGAATCATTCTCTATCGCGTTCAAACTTTTATATATATAATTTATAATCTTTTATATTTAGGTTTAACTGAGATATGAATCGGGAGAAACTGTAATAAATTATAACCCAAAGCCAGTGAAAACAATTATAATAAATAATACCAAGTTAGAGCTTTACGATAGTATCGACGAGATGCCCATTGTTAACTTTCAAAAGTACAATAAGTATTTGCTCATTGATGCTGGAATAGGCTCGGATGTCGATTCGGTTGATAGCCACATAGTTAACATTGCAAAGTATGTTAATAAGGGTGACAAGAAAAATGCTATGCAAGAGCTTCAAAATATGAGGCAAAATATGCATATGATTGTTAGCGGAGTGTCTCCTAAGTATATGGCCTTTGCTACTCTTATTGCTCGAATTGATGGCAGGGACCAAAAAGACTTATCAGATAGTCATTTGCAAGAAATATTGCAAGACTTGAACGAAGTGCCTCATGGCTTTTTAATCGACATTTTGTCAGGGCTGAAAAAAAAACTTTCGACCGAGTTAGAAACTTATTTTCCAAGTGAGTTTGATAATGCTCGAGAGAAAGAAGCATATACTAAGCTGAAAGAACGAACGCTGCTTCAGTTGCAAGATATTGTAAATGATACAGATAGTTCGGACCGGATTTCTGAAATAGATGATTTCCTTTTTGGCTTATACAAACCTAATAACTTTGTAGGCAAAGATTCTGCTGAGGTTCGATATGATAAGCAGTTCGAAAGTGCTTGCATGGTTATTAGCCAAGAGACTCACATGGTAGCCAAAGAGATGACAGTCTTGAGTTTTTATAGTACTCTTGCCAATATATCTAAGCAGTTAGAAGCAAAAAAGAAAGCATATAGCAAAAAATAATTATGGACAACGATGGCAAAATAAGATATGAGGACCTTATCAGTCCCGATGATTCCATAAAGGTTCTTATTGGTCAGCTTGATGAGCTTAATAAGACCTATGGTGCTACTCTTGATGTTATTAAGAGTGGCGCCAAAGAGATTATTAACCATCTTAGCAAGATGAGTGCTGCTACTGCTGAAGGTAAGGGTGAAATTGATGATGCGGCTATTGCTGCTAATCGATTGACTCGTGCTCAGAAGGAATTAAGCTTTGCTATGTCTGATACTGGTAAACAGGTAGCATGGCTTAAAGCTCAGACTGCTTCACAGAATAAGACCACCGTTGATGTCAAGCGACAGACTGAAGCCCTTGCTGGCTCTTATGATAAGCTTAAATCTGAGCTTAATGAGCAAATAGCTTTATGGAAATCGTTGAGCGATGAGCAACAGCGTGGAGAACTTGGCGGTCAATTACTTGATAGCATTATTGATTTGAAGACTCGTCTTGCTGAGCTTGATGACCAGCTTAGATTGCACGTTCAGAATTTATCAGCTGTTGAAAAAGCTGAACAAAAACTTGCGTATTTAAGAAGTGCAGAAGGTCAGCAACTTCTTAATCTTAAGCGTCAAATAAACGAGTTGATGCAGACAACGCGAGTGCATAGAACTTCTATTGACGAGGTAGCACAAGCACAACAGAAATTGGCGGCTGCGCAAGATTCTTCCCGATTAGCGGCTTATTATTTTAATATTCAAGCTCAAGAAGCCAATAGGATAGCCAAATTGACAGCTCAATTAAATTTATCAGAAGAGGGTTCTTATAACAGGTTGGCCGCTCAATATGAGCTTAATAAGATTAAGCTTAATAAGATGAGTGAAGCTGAGCGCTATGCTACTCAAGAAGGTAAACAACTCGAGGCTGAAACTCTTGCCTTATATGTTCAGATGCAAAAAATGCAAGAGGCTGTCGGTAATCACAGATTATCAGTAGGTAATTATGCCAGGTCATGGGACGGTCTTGGTATTTCTGTTTCGCAGGTCGTTCGTGAGCTTCCTGCAGCAGCTGTTTCTATGAATACGTTCTTCTTAGGTATTTCTAACAATATACCTATTTTGGTCGATGAGATTAACAAGCTCAGAGCCGAAAATAAAAAAGCTATTGCAGAAGGAAAACAGGCCAAAAGTGTAGTTGGAGCAGTGGCCAAAGCGCTTTTTAGCTGGAATACAATCCTTGTTATCGGCCTGACTGTTCTTTCTATGCATGGTAAAGCCATTATCGATTGGATTTCTAAGTTGTTTAAAGGTGAAGCAGCTGCAATAAGTCAAGCTGAAGCTATTGATAATATCAATAAAGAGCTTGAGAAGACAAATGGCTCTTATGGCCAAAATATTGTTACTCTGAAAAAGTTGTCTCAAGAATGGCAAAATCTTTCTACTAAGAAAGAACAGTTGCAATGGATTAAAGACAATAAGTCCGAGTTTGACAAGCTTGATGTTTCTATACGAAATGTCACAGATGCAGAAAATGTATTTGTAGAGAATACTGATGCTGTAGTTGAGGCCTTAAAGCTTAGAGCAAAAGCCGCAGCTGCACTAGAGCTTGCATCTGAAAAATATAAAGAAGCTCTAAAAAAAGAAGCTGAAGCCGAAGCCGAATCAAAAAAAGGACCAAGCTTTGGCGACCAAGTTAAAAACTGGTTTGTTCAAAGTAATCTTAGAGCTACTGATGAAGCCGGCAATGTTAACATGTCGGGTATACAGCTTGCAAATCAAATAAGTCCCGAAACGTATAGGCAGGCAAGAATAAAAAATCTTGAGAAAGAAGCCAAAGTAGCAGAAGCCGACGGAGATGCATATTTTGATTTAGCGAATGCAAGAGAAAAAGAAGCTAAGGCCTTATTAAAAAGTCTTGGTATTGAAAGCTCACACAAATACGGCCGAGATAAGAAAAACAGAGAGCGCAATCCGAGACAACGTGACCTTACAGACACCATTTGGCGTAATGACCTTGCTATTCGTAAGAAATACGAATTGAGTATTTCTGAATTGCAACGCGACGAGTTTGAAAAGCGCCGTATTGAAGCTGTTGACCAAGCAAATGCTACTATTCGCGAGATGCAAGAGAAGTTTCGTAAAAATCAGGCTTTTCTTGATAACAAGGATGGTAAGTATAAGCCTCTTACTGAAGCACAAAAGAAACAAATCGAAGAGCAGCAAAAGGAAATTGAGGCCATTATTATCAATACTCAGCGTAAGCTTGATATTGATTTGGTCAACCTTGAATACGAGCGCGAGCGCGATAAAGCCAACGTTCTTCGCCAGGCAATGAAATGGCGAGAGGATATTATTACCGATAGCATTGAGAAAGAAAAAGAGCTTAGATTACAACAACTTAATGACGAAGAGGCTATGTATATTACAAAGGCTGCTACGTCAGAAGGTGGTGAAGTTGTTGTAACAGGTCAAATAACACCTGAACAAAGAGCTCGTTATCAGCGAGAGCGTGAAGTAATTACTGCTGAGTATGACAAGAAGATTCTTGATATACGCAAGCGAGGAATTGACGCTGAAATCGAATTGGTAGAAAAAGGCACTGAAGAGGAACTGTTACTTATGATGCGTAAATATGAAACAGAGCTTCAGATTGCTTTACTTGAAAATAGGCTTAAAAAAGCAGAAGAGCGTGAAGATGAAGAGTACATTAAAAAGCTTTTTGAGAGGCGCAAACGATTGGCACTTGGCCAGACGTTACTTAACAATTTTGACCAGGCTCAAGCTCAAGCAGAGGCTGAGTTCAATATTGTTAAACACAGCGAAAACGAGCAGACAATATTCAGGCTTAATCAGGAAAGAGAGCGCTGGAAAAAGCAGATAGAATTAGCCAAGGAAGGAGGTCTTGATTGGTCTGAGGCTCAGATTAAACAGGCTGAGGCTATGATTAAGACTATTGAGCGTAAAATCAAAGAGGCTAACAACTTTATCACCCTCATATCTAAAAAGGGTGTAGGTGGTGCTTTGCTTACTAAGCTTGGTTTTGATGATGACCAGATTGCAGCTTTATCTGAAGCTACTAAGATTATAATCGATAATATTAAATCCATTATAGATGCAGAGGTTAAAGCAGCAGAGAAGGCTGTAGAGCTTGCAGAGCAAAGAGTTGATGCAGCTCAATCTGCCTATGAGGCTGAAATTGAGGCTCGTAACAATGGTTACGCTAATAATGTGGCAACAGCTAAGAAAGAACTTCAGCTTGAACGTAAGAACCAGGCTCAGAAGCAGAAAATTCTTGAAGATGCCCAGCGTAAACAAGAACGTATTGATACTATTACTCAGGCCTCATCGCTTGTTACAGCGTCGGCCAATCTCTGGAGTGCATTCTCCAAAATTCCTATTGTTGGTCCGGCTCTTGCTATTGCGGCTATTGCAGCTATGTGGACATCGTTTGCTATGGCTAAGGTTAAAGCAGCTCAAATAACAAAGGCTTCCGCACAAGAATATGGTGAAGGCGGTCTTGAGTTCCTGCAAGGAGGTTCTCATGCTTCAGGACACGATATTGACCTGCAAACACGAAATTCTCGCGGTAAGAGCATGCGAGCTGAAGGAGGCGAGGCCATGGCTATTATCAATAGGCGCAATACTCGTAAGTACAAGAAGCTTCTTCCTGATATTATTGAGAGCCTTAACAAAGGCACGTTCGAAGATAAGTTTGGAACAGCGTTTAGCACTGGAGACGAACTTGCTCAGAACGTGCAGATGTACGAACGACAAATAGACTTGTCGCGCCTTGAGGAAGATGTAAGAGCCTTAAAGCGTAATAGCGAATATCAAACTTACACTTTGCCTGATGGCACTGTGGTCGAGAAACGAGGCAACGTAACAAGACGAATTCATTGATATGGAACAGAAGAATACATTTTACCTGTCAAAACAAGGTGAAGGCACCATATATTCTAATCTTTGGTATCAGCTTGATAGCGGAGAGTTGCTTAATTCTAATGTGCCTGAAGGTGCTGCAGTTATTGAGCGCTTTGCTGTGCCGAGAGTCTCAAAAATAAAAGTTACTGCTCCTATTCAGTATATGGAAGCATATCTTTTAAGGTGGAGCAGTAATGGTAATTATCTTGGTGCTACTCTTGTATCAAGTAACTCGGCTTCAGATTTTAAAGCTTCTATACCTGAAGGTACTTACTATATAGCTTTTGACTTTGAGTATACCCTGCTTAATGATTTTGCAGCATGCGAATACGCTATTAGCTATAAGGTTGTTCCTCACTATAAGCAGCTTAAAAAGAAATATAAAAAGGAGTCTCAGCAGGCTTTTTTCAGAGAGTCGCTTGATGGCAAAATAAATCTATTTGGCTCTGATTTTGAGCTTGTAAATGGCTTTACACTTGAAGACCAAATATCATTTGAGGTATATAGAAATAATAGCCTTTTTGCCTCAGCTACTTTTACCAAATCTGATTGCAAATTTGACCGATGCAAGAAATCAGTTGAGCTCGGTCTGAAATACAAAGATGCCTATACTAAGATTCTTGATGCTTTTGAGAATACTTATGATTTGATTAAGCTGGCACCGCGAATTACTCCGCTTACGCTTACTAAGCGTAGTATCTTGCAGATATACATGCAAGGCGAGAATACTATTTCAAGTTATTCAGGTGGTACCTACTGGGAATCTGAAGTAATAGATGTTGTGGATGATGCTGATGAGCTTCAAAACAGGTATTTTTTCCATAAAGGCCCGAAGTATGTAGAAGTAGACCTTACAGGCTTTAATTATGGCATTAATGCCACTTTTATGGGTCTGTGGGACTCAGATACGTGGGAATCGTATAATGGCAAAGAGCCATATTCAGATACAAAATATCACTGTCTTGTTAAGTTTGAAAAAGTAGGAAATGTTAATGCTCCTGTAAATACTCAGCAGCAAGTATTTCTTATGAGTGACGGTCAAACTGTTGGTTATAGACCAGCTCCTGGAGGTACGCAGAATAACAGAATTTTAAAGTATGACTCATATAAAATCTGCATATACTTTGATAATGATGAGCAACAGCGCGGACTTCCTTGGAACTTAATTAAGATGTACGAGTCGACTGCTTGGTACGGTAAAGATACAAGCCAATTTATTTTGGCCCAGGGCCAAGGTTTATATCCGATGATGGCCACATATAATCCGCCTGTTCCCCAAAGAACACCTTCGCCTCAGCAGTTTAATCTTGGTGAGTTTGTTATCGAGTATCAGATATGGGGCCGGCTGTTATGCGACATAGATAGGCTTAGCACCGGAGAAGTTACTCACGACCTTCCCTATGATGACTTTGCTACTCCCCGCCGTAACTATAAGAAGTGTATAGGCTTGGCAGGCTTTGATGACCCAAATTCTTTTGTCAAAATATTTCAGAATAAAAATGTAGTAGATACTCCTACTGCATACGGCATAAATGAAGTCGGTGAATATTTTATAGCTCCATCAACTACAATATATGGAAATAGCTATGTATATCCGTTGGCACGAAACTCATGGGCTAATACCTCGTTGTGGATATTGCTCAATGAGATGTATGCTCCTCAAGCAGGTTTTGAGGCCTGGTGCGCAAAGAGCTATAAGGAATATGCGCTTCGTAATAGTTATCATATTGCGGACGTAATAAAGGTCTTATTACAGCAAATAGACCCTTCTATCACTCATGAAAAAACAGCAGAATATAGTCAATTCCTGTATGGTCATTCAGGCGCCACAGCAGGTGCTCTTGGTGGCTGTGACGTGTATATCACTCAGAAGACAAATATCCTAAAAGGCGAATATGACCAAGCAGCACAGAAAGCAGAAATTAAATTTAAGCAGATTACAGATATGCTTAGAGATTGTTTTAAGTGCTACTGGTTTATCGATGAACAAAACCGATTTAGGATTGAGCATGTTTCATATTTTATAAACGGTTTTAGCTATTCGAATCCGTCTGTTCAACTGGACTTGACTCAAAAGGCCGATAAGTTCAATAAGAAACCAGTTTTATACTGTCAACAGGAACTGGAATATGATAAGGCTAATCTTGCTTCCAGATATGAATTTGCCTGGATGGACGATGTGACCGATTCTATGGGTAATTTACACGTAGATATTAACAATAACTACATACAGAAAGATAAAACAGAGGAAATTAACGTAGACGGTTTTACTACTGATGTAGACTATATGCTGTTTATGCCTGATGACTTCTCAAATGATGGCTTTGCTCTTCTTATGGCTAAAGATGGCAAAGTGCCTATTGTCCACAGACAGCTGAAGAGTGAAATACAGTTTAATAGACTTTATGACGTATATCCTCAAAACTGGTATGCATCATGGAATCAGCTCATTAGGCATTATATGCTTGATATGCCAGGAAATAAGATTTCTTACAACAATAACATATCACTTGTTGTTAATGGCATAATCAAGTGTATGAAGCATGATATTGAGTTTTCTGCAACTGGTGTGACCGTTACGCCTTATGGCCAAATTAGAACAGAAATAGGCGACGGAAGCATAGAAGAAATATCAGTAAATATAGATACTGACTTGATTACCATTGAGTTAAGGTACGTACCGGAATAATTTAATAAATGTTAAATATTTTTATTATTGAATTATTTTTATTATATTTGCGGTGAGAACAATAGATTATGGCAAATCCTGTTTGCATATCGCCTTTGAAGTTTTATGATGATATTTCTAAACAGTGTCATCGTAAAAGCTTTGCTTATAATCATATTTCGCCTCTTATTACGCCGATACATCATATACCAACATTTCAATTTGTTCTTGGCAAAAATCCTATTACTTTGCACTCAGTTTATGCTATAAATGCTAAAACTGGAGCAGTCTTAGGTCCAACTAATCAAAAGACCAAGCTTGAATCGACGGGGTTTTCTATCCAATCTGTAGGAGGTTACTATGTAGCAATTTATAGTGACTGGATGCCTGCTAATGTGTTCAATCATGAAGGCGAATATTATCTGGAATTTACTTTCAGTGAACAGATAGGCGGAAACTCTGTACAAAAGAAATATGCATCAGAAGTGTTTTGTGTAATTAACTCGCTGTCTGACTGCTTACTAATTGAATACTGGAATTCTGGCAACCGCAATTTTTATCTTAAAAACGGAGTTGTCATTTTTCCTGATAATTTTAAGTTTAAACTATATCTTAAATCTGAGCTCGGTAAGCCAGAATATGAATTTGAAGAAGAGGCAACAAAGCGATTAGGTTATACATTCATCGAAAGTCAAGTAAGCAAAAAGGTCTATAAGTTTAATACTGTAGTACCTGAGTTTATATGCGATGCTATGCGTATCATTAGGCTTTGTTCTGATAAAACTATACACTGCCGCGGCGAGGAATACGAGGCCATAACTTTTGAGGTAGAAACCGAATGGCAAACTCAAGGTGATTTGGCCTCAGTAACATGCACCTTTGAGACTGATAATATTGTTACAAGCCTTGGAGGTTTTGTGCCTACTTTGAGAGGCGGTGATTTTAATGCTGACTATAATAACGATTTTAATACTTAAAGCCTTATGGGAGGTTATAATGACTTAAAAACAGCGATTGCAGCTCTGATACGCACCAATGATAATCAAGAGATTACAGGTGCTACTCTTCAGAGCGCATTGTTGTCAATAATTAACACTATAGGTCAAGGCTCCGTATTCAAAGGTGCTGCCACGACTTCTACAAATCCGGGAAGCCCAGATGCCAATGTATTCTATATCGCCGGCCGTCCTGGGTATTATCCTAATTTCAATCTTGAGCTGACAGCCGGTCTCCATGTTATTGAGAACAAATCGGGCACTTGGGTTAACACCGAAATTGCTCTTGATGTTGTTGATGCTATTAACATCGGAGGTGCAAAGCATGTTAAACCTTCACAGGCTATGCTTATTAACTTGCAGAGCATAGAACAAATACCGGATTCTGAGGGGCGTAACAATGCAATGTGGTGGAGTACTGATGGTAATCTTAAGTATAAGCAGAATGATACTGTTTATAACCTTGGTGCTCCTGCCTACGTACTTTATTACTGTGGCGACAAGATTTACAAGTGGACTGGCTCTGGATTCCGCGAAATAGGTGGTGGAGGAACGTTTGCTTCAGGCGAAGCTGTTAGCAACATGTCCATTTTTGACGACGGTAGTGATACTGATGGCAAATCAAGTGCTCAGCTCGCTGCCATGATTCCTTCAGGAGAGGTTATCAAGTCCTTACTTGAAATCATCTCAAGCATCGAAACAAGCGGAGGTTCCTATGACGGCATTGACCTGATTACTACTTTTTCCTATGATGCTCCAACGCGAGTTATTACTGTGAAGCAAAGTGGTCGCCAAGCCAAAACTATTTTGCTTCCACTTGCGAATAGTACTAATGCAGGCTTGATGAGTTCTGAAGATAAAACTCAGCTCGCTAGCCTGCAGAATCTTATTGGTAAAACTGTTAAAAGCTTTAATAAATCTACAGGTGAAAACGGTATTACTATTACGCTCACAACTTATGATGATACGCCTTATACAGTACTAATTCCTGATAGTGAAATAGACCCGAGTGCATTGGCCGGTAAAGCCGATAAGCATGTAGCAGCAGATATATTGGCTCCTTCTCAATGGCCTCGCGTTATGCTGTATAATATAGAATCCATGTGGGGAGCAGGAGGTACACCGCCTGATTATGCATCTATTCCTGTCGGCAGTATCTACCTTGATGAACCTGACAGTGCTAATGACCCACCTTACAAAAGGCTTTTTTACAAGAAAACTCTCGAAGGAGCTTCTCAGCGTATTGACCTTGGGGCACCTCAGGAGAATACAATTTATTGTCATATTGCTACAGGAAAATTGTATAGATGGGTTCCTACACAGAATGGTAATGATGGAGCCTTTCAACAAGTTGGAGGCGATTTAATCTTACCACACATTGGTCAGAATGGCAATTGGTGGATTGGCCCTGAAACAGACCCAAATAATGACACCGGTATCAAGGCGCAGGGACCGCAGGGTAATTGCAACATCACCGATGCAAGCCAACTCGTAACGATTCTTGTCAACGACTTGACAACGGGAGGTGCTGGCAATATTCTATCAGCCGAGATGGGAAAAGCTCTCAAGGTGGCTATCACTACGCTGATTGATTCGATGGGCGAGTACTGCTTCCCGAATGGTCGGCCTACGCTGTCATTTGAGACCCCGAAATGGAATGTGATGCAGAATTTGACCAACGTGGATTCTGATTTCTCTGCGCTGCGCATTGACAAAGATGGGGAACTGACGATTCACCTTTCTCCTCGAACTGGCTATTCTATTGGCAGTGTTGTCGTGATGATGGGTAATGTTGATGTTACGACCACATATTATACTGCCGCCACTGGAACAATTTCTATCCCGCAAGTGACTGGTGATGTTGAAATCACGGCAACAGCGGTTGGCGTGGAATCGCTTTATGCAAAGCCTGAAAATCTTGTGTTCATGCTCGACGGCTTGTCGCAAGGCAACAATGCAAACGCTTGGACTGACCTTATTGGTGGTGTTGTGTTCACACCTAACGGGGCAACAAAGGTTGCAAAAGGCTGGTCATTTGACGGAGTTGACGACTACATGGCAGGCGATGCAAATATGCCGTCATTCGACCCATATACCCACACCATTGAGATATGTATCAGCAGCGAGTTAACAAACAAGAGTTATTATGTGTTTGTTGATGGCGGTGGACAAACGATAGCCAATTACCTTTATAATTATCAAAATAGGGACTTCTTCTGTTTTCGAGGGACAGCATATACAGACAGTCACGATACAAAGGGCGGTTCGCTAGATTTTTCTGGCAGAAATAACGGCAATGGTGTTAATATTGTTTCTTATAATGGTACGGCAAAAGGTAACAGCGGTGGACGAATTAACGGCAACATTAAGTCTGCCACGGATTTATCAAACAACTCCGCTGCTTCTCATCCGAGCATTGGAGCAAGGTACAAATCCTCCAGTTCTGAATATATTGATTGGTTCAAAGGAACAATTCATGCCATTCGTGTGTATAATACGCAACTTACATTGGCTGAAATGCTGGCCAATCAGAAAGTTGACAACGAGAGATTTGAACTTGGTTTAACTTTACCTAATTCCTAACGGCTATGACACAACAATTCAACAAGAGCGAAAATGGCAATCAGTTATTTGAGAAACTGAATACCATAAACCAAGAAGTCGAAGCATTGAAGGATGGTGGCGGAGGTTCTTCTCCTACGCAGACAGGAATCACCCATGATGTACCCGAAACGCTCGGTGAGTATTACCTTGTCCGCAAGGCGCAGGAAATGATTGAGGCGAGTGCATACCTTGTCGGTGCGATAGCCGCACCAAACCGCGCATACAGCGCAGGCGATACACTCAAGGGTCTGCCGTATTCATCCACCAAGAAAGAGAACACCTTTGTACCAAACCATGTCTCGTTTGAGACTTACTTCACCGCATTGAGCGACCCGAACAGCTATGCCTACACCGTGCATCCGCATAGCGGTGCGTATGAGTACCTGTACTATGGAGCCGTCTGTGGTGTGTTCGCCTGCTACTGCCTTGGCATAACGATGCGGCATACGAATTGGGATATGTTCGGCATCCCAGGAATCGAGAAAGTCGCGGTGCAGGATGCTCAGTCAATGAGAATAGGGTATCTCGCCAACACCGCAAAGAACGGTCATACCCATGTGCGAGTCTGCATCGGTGTGACCCGCAACAATGGTGTTGTGACCCATGTGCTGATGGCCGAATCAACCGACCCTGTCACAAGGGCAGCAGAGTACACTGCTGAAGAGTTTAACGCAACGCTGACGGATTACACTATCCTCAAGTACAACAAACTTGAGGAGAACACTTATGAGCCGCTGTCTTCGGCATACAGGATGCCCATCTACAACAAGAACCTGATGCCGAAGAAAGGCAACAAGGCGAACTGGTCAACCACCGAGGATGTGGTGATTGATGTTTTGGACAAAGGCAGTTACACCAACTATGTTGTTGAGCGAGACGGCTCCCAATACTCTACTGCGGCCATTGGCAGCGGCACGACCATCAACCTTAGCCAACTGCCGTTCGGCAAGTACAAGATGTACTTCGTTGACGGGAGCAATAACAAGTCGGGTTATGTCGAGTGGATAGTCGTTGATATGCACATGACAGTGACCGCAAGGTCAGGCGGTATTGTCCGTTTCGCCTTCTCGTCAGCAAACGCAACACCAGTGGCTTGCTGCTGGGCAAGACCAAACGATTACATGATTAACCTTGTCTATGATGTTGACAAGGAAGACATTCAAAAAGGGTACAAGGATACCGAACTGAGTACCGCACAAATGGCCAACTATGGTGTTACCGGATATGACGGAAAAGCCACACAATATGATATGTATCACACCTACTACACAACTGGCGGCAACAAGATTCGGCCGAGGATGTTCTTCAAGACCGAGTTCGGTATCATTACTACCGATTGGGGAACTGATGCCGACAACATCACATACATTGATTAACGACAATGAAAGACAAGAAATATCACGTTTTGGCAGGGTTGCTCACGTTCATCGTGGGACTGCACTTTGAAAAGGATAGGCAATGATTACCGACTACACACATATTTTGGCGGGGTTGCCAGTAATGTACCTCATAGAGGTCATTGCAATGTTTGCAGTACTCATTGCTATTGCAATGGACCTTATGTTCGGCTGGCGTAAAGCCAAAGAGCGCAATGAAGCAAGAACGAGCTATGCTTTAACAAGAACTATCACCAAAACGTCTTTGTATGAAGGTGTGATGTTGATTTTCCTGTGTATCGACACACTTGTACACTTTGTCTGGGCAATGTTTATCAGTAGTATTATACTGTGTTCCTATTGCTTCATGCCTTGCAGGTGTTGTGATTTGTGTTGTCGAAGTAATTTCCATGACGGAAAAAGCTGAAGACAAAACACGTAATAACTTCCAACAGGCTATAAAGATTGTAGCTGAAGCTATACCAAGAGAACAAGCTACAGATTTAGCAAAAGCTATATTAAACCGACAAGAGAAAAATGAGGACAATTAAGGAAATCATAGTTCATTGCTCTGCAACGCCTGAAGGTCGGCATACGACTGTAGGCGATATTCGGGCATGGCACAAACAACGAGGCTTTAAAGATATAGGTTATCATTATGTAATCTATCTTGATGGCTCGATTCATGCCGGACGTGCTGAAAACGTTATAGGCGCACATTGTACTAACCATAATAGGTATTCTATAGGTGTGTGCTATGTAGGTGGTATGACCAAAGATATGAAGCACGCTAAGGACACAAGAACTGAGGCACAGAAGAAAGCTTTGGTTCAGTTACTGAAGCAACTGAAAAAGAAATATCCACAGGCTAAGATTTATGGGCATAGAGATTTTGCAGCTAAGGCGTGCCCATCATTCGATGCTAAAAATGAATATAAAAGCCTATGAGCGATGAGAGTTATAGACGATTAGTGACAGCCATTATGGTTATATTCATAATCGTCTTTATTATTTTGGTACTTTACTTAGCTTTCTATAATCCCGGGCCCATAGAAGGCTATGAAGTTAATTCATATTTACTAACAACTTAAAACGTTTTTTCTAAAATGAATGAAGAAAAGATTAACATTCTTCCTGTAATTGGCAACGGAGGAGGAAGTGGTACAGACACGGCAACTGCCATGGCTATGATGAACAATAACCCGTGGATGTACTTGGTCATGCTGGCTCTGTTCAGCAATGGCGCATTTGGTAACAACCGCGGAGTAGGTCTTAATGGTGTCCTTGATATGGAGACCCAGAACAAGCTTAACAGCTTGCAGGCACAAATCAATGACAACAATAACAATGCCTGGGCTCGTGAGGCCATCCAGGGCAATACTGCTGCTATCAGCCAGTTGTCCCAAAGTCTTGGCATCAACTACAACTTCCTGCGCGACGCTATCAGCAGCGTGAACATGGCTATCTCCAACCTCGGCGCTCAGAATGGTATGGGCTTTGCAGGCGTTACCCGCGCTATCGACCTTGGCAACCTCAACCTCATTCAGCAGCTTAAGGACTGCTGTTGCGGCCTCAAGACACAGATTCTCGAGCAGGGCTATCAGAACCAGCTGCGGACCATCAACCAGACTGACGACATCAAGACCGCTATTCGCGTTGAGAGCGGTTTGACTCGTACTGAGGTAGCCGCGTTCCGTCAGGCTTATGAGCAGGGTCGCTACCAGGACAAGGTTGCTCAATGCGAACGCTTACAGACCGAAATTGATTTGCTCAAGTCAGAACAGGCTGCAGCTGCTCGCATCGCTCCTTTACAGCGCCAGATTGACGGCCTGCAGGCAATGTTTGCCAACTTCATGAGTACCTATGGTGCTCAGGCCAAGGCTACCGGCACTGCCGGCTAATAATCTTAGTTGTTCCATGCGAGAGGATAGCTCAGAGTTGTCCTCTCGCTAAACTATAAACCTAAAATAAGCTACAATCATGACAGGAATTTTATTCAAGAATTTAACGCAAGGAGGTCTTGTGTACGTGCTTGTAAAGTACGAAGACAAGATTCAGTACCTCGAAGGTTCTATCGTAAGTGTTGGCAGACCAAGAGTTGAGCTTCCAGACTACAAGGACCAGACCCAAATTACAACTTTGCCTACCACGAGAAACGTTATTGACGTGACTTATACGGTAGATGGCAAGAACTACACAGATATTGCCGATGAGAATACGAATCTGTTCTCAACAAACAAGATTGGCAAGATTGCCCTTGTTACTACTGAAAAGGACAACATTCTCCGTGAACTGCGTGCCACACTTACATCCAGTAAGAACTATATCAAAGAAGCCGAAACTGAGGTTCCAAGGCAGAAAGAACGCATCAAACAGTGCGAGGCTCTCATTGCCGAGCATGACACTGAATTTGCCGAAAGGCAGAAGATGGACGAGCGAATTGACAAGCTCGAGAAGAGTAATTCTGAGACCAATGAGCTGCTGAGGCAGTTGCTTAAAAAGCTGGACGAAAAAGCTACTAAGTCATGAAAGAGGAATTCAAGCGAATCTATGACTACATCATCAACTCTGAAGACGAAGAGAAGATGAAGGTTCTTGGCAACGTGACCAAGAGCATGATGATGCGCTTTATTGAGAACTATCCTCAGCAAGCACGTGAGTATCTCGATAAGCTTCAGTCTGTGAAATGGCATAACTACGTTACCGCCAAAGAAGCAGATGCTGTTGTTTCTCAGATGGACCCCAAGCCTATGTGGTCTCGAGCTGTCTGGGATGGAACTATGCAGAGCATGGGTCTACCTAAGAGCAGTGAACCGTTCTACAATGAAGATGCCTTGTATCTTACGATGACAATGATTTGTTCAGACTCTGGTGAGACGCTCAAAGACCTTTTGCACATCGAAGACACCAAGGCACCCAGCGAAGTGTTGTTCAGGGCTATTTACCGCTTAGCTCTTAACAAACTCAAAGACAAAGACAAGGTGTTTAATATCCGAAATTACTTCGGGTTATAGTGAAATTTTAATTCTCGCGCATCAGCGCATAACCCTCTCATCACAAAATATTAAAGATATATAACTATATATCCGAAAGTTTCGTGATGAGAGGATTCATTTATTTAATTTTGACATGAAGATACTAAATGACATAAAATACTACTTGGTAATTTATTCCGTGATTCTCTCGCTGGCTTCTCTGGCTTTTTGGAATTACGGAAAAAAGCTAAAACAGGAAAATCAGGCGTACAAGAATGATGTATCGGTTTTGATGGATTCTATTAAAACCTACGTGGTTCTTGACAGCGTGAATGCTGCACAAGTAGGAGAGTTGCAATTAAAGCTTTCAGAGTACAAGAAATATAGGCAAGAAGACATGGCTATTATAAATAAGCTTAAATCTGACAAGCCTACTACTATTACTAAGACCCAAACGGTCACAGAACAAGTCATTGTGACTCAGGTTAAGGACTCTATCGTGTACCAAGATACAGTAAAGGCTATTAACTATACTTCACATTGGACTGATTTGCATGGCTATTTGAGCAAAGATACGTTACAAGTCAAAATAATTAATAGAGAAGAGCTTATATTAGTTGAGAGCAAACAGCGAAAGAAATTTCTTGGCATAAAATTGCCTGGATGGCTATTTGGCTATAAGACAAATACGGTTGATGTTATAAGCAAAAATCCCAATACTACCATTGCAGATATTGAGTTTGTTAAAATACGGTAAACAAATAAACAATCGTAAACAATACATTGTTTACACCTAAGTGATTGATAATCAATAACCTAAGTGTGCCGTAAACAAATAAACAATAATTCTTATAATATTAGAGGCCATTTTTCAATTAAGCTTCACAGTTTAAAAATATATATTATATATTATAGGAACTATTGTTTATTTGTTTCCGTTGTTTACCGCATAATTGCTGGTCAAGGTTATTTTCAGTAAGGGTAAAAAATTTTTTTGCCGTTAATATTTTTTAACATAAAAAATTATATTTATATGGAAAAAATTTATTACTTTTGCAACAGAAAAAATTCTTAATACATTATATATATTATAATATGGAACCAACAAAATTCAAATTCGATATTGGTAAGGTTATTAGCCAATTCGAGCCTGATTTAGAGGAATTAGGACGTCTGCTTTTTCCTCATGTTAGATACCCGAAACAGGCATTTGACCGAATAATCAAAGGCGAAGCAAACCTTGATTCCACTCAGATTGAGACCTTGGCTGAGTATTTAGGAGTGTTTCCCGCAGACCTATTTACAATTGATGACTGGAAAGGTAAGTTTGAGCAAGGTAGCTTGTTCTTTATCCGAGGTCAGTATAAAGTTGCTCTTAATTACGGAGGCACATTCATAACTGTCTACAAGGATGGTAAACAGACGCGCCAAGAAGTAAAAAGCAATGTTGAAAGTATGACAGTACCCGAGTTTATTCAATATATTAACAACTTAATCAATTAAAAGTTTATGGAACCAATTAAGATTAATGTACAAGTCGAGTTGAATCTGTCGCAAGATTCTAAGAACTTCATCGCTCAGTTGTTCGCTGGTAGGCCTGTAGCTGCTGCTCCCGTAGCTCCTGCCGCTCCTAAGGTTGAGGCTCCCGCAGCTCCTGCTGCTCCAGCCGCTCCCGCTGCCCGCTAA